TGCCGTCACCGCCGCCACCATCATCCAAGTGATGCCGCAGACCGGAGAGAAAATCTACCTCAACGGTTCGGGCGTCGCCACGAAGTACCTGAACATCGCAGGCGTCATCGGCAACTTCGCCGACATCTACTGCGATGGTACGGACTGGATGGTCCTCAACTACGCGGGTGTCGTAACTAAGGAGGCTTAGCCCTCCCTTTCCCTAACACTTGGGGCGGTCTTCGGGCCGCCCCGTTGTTCACAAAGATTCCCGAGTTTTCCATGCCTTCCGGATTCGACGCCACTTTCGCCGCTGCCTACTGGCCCGCCGCTCTGGCTGAGTTCGGTGAAGCGGTCACCTATAAGCACGCCGGCGCCTCGACTACCGTGACCATCACGGCGGTCCTGACCTGGAACTCCGACATGGAAAGTGCGGCGGTCGGGCGGTGGCCTTCGCTTGAGGCACTGGTGGCGGATTTCACGACCGCGCCGGCCAAGGGTGACCAGATCCAGATCGGATCGACGTGGTTCACGGCCTACGCCTTGCACTACGGCGGCGACGGCAGTGTCCGAATCGAGTTCAACCGAATCGCATGACCGACCCCAACACCATCGCGACCGCGCTCGTGACGGCGCTTCGTTCCATCACCGGACTTGTGACGGCGATGGGCGGCACGTCCACGCGCATCTCGGCCTATGCCGATGCGTTCCCGCAGTCGGTCCAGTTGTGGCAGGCTGTTCAAGATCTCGCGCCGCCCGCCATGCTGGTCGTCTGGAATGGCTCGGGCCCTTACGGCCGCGGTCCTGCCGACGTGTGGGTCCATGAGTTCGCCGTCATCGTGCGGCCCAAGCCCGAAACCACCACGGCGGCCGGCATCTCCGATATCTGGTCAAACTTCGTCAACGGCATCGCCACGGGCGGCCTGAAGATGCTGTTCACCGAAGTCAACTCGGCGCTTCACCGGATGGAGACGCCATCGATTCGACGCATGAGCCTCCCGATCAACGAACGGGACAGCTTGGACTATTTCGAGATCACGGTGCGCTTCACGGAAAAGGGCGCGTAACTCAAACCCAACAGGAGACACACAATGCCCGATATCAGAGAACTCGCGATGGCGATTGGGTTCAAGAAGCAAGCCGCGCTTCAGACCGCCCTTGTCGCCGCTGAATGCTGGACACTGCACCAGAACAACCGCAGCATCGGCCAGCCAAACCCCATCACGGAATCCGACAAAGATGACATCGGCCGCGGCACGCCGTTTGCGACCAGCCTTTTTAAGAGCCACCTGGACCCCAGTTTCCCCTGGGAATACCTGCTCACGTCCGAGAACGCCGCCATGCTGGGCGTCTACGGCATCGGCCTGACAACCAAAGCGGCGGCCGGCGACGGCTTCAAGTACACCTGTGAGGCATCGGCTTCGTTCGACGTCGAGATGCCTTCTACGACCATCGTCCAGGCGATGCGCCAGGGCGCGACCGACATCTTCGACTTCGCACTCATCGGCTGCTGTCTCGAAGAGTTTTCCATCAGCGTCAACAGCGGGCCGGGCCGCAATAACGCCACAATGCGGTCCTCCTGGATCGGGTGCGGCAAGTACGCCAGCCCCAGCACCATCACGCTGCCAGCCATGACGACCGAGCACGCCTTGAACGCGGGCGGCATGAGCGCCTGTACGATTCTCGGCACAAACTACCTGACCAACAAAGGCTTCGTGTCGGCGGAGTTCACCTGGAAGAACAACATCAGGGCTGACTACGGGTACTTCCCCGGCTCTGGCACTCAGGACGGCTTCCAGATCCGCAACCGGATGCGCCGCGGTGATCCGATGTGCAGCTTGCGGCTGGTCGTCGAAGCCATCGACGGCGGCGGCGAACTAGCGGCGGCAATGGCTCTGACCGAAGGTACGGCATCGCTCGTCATCCCCGGCGCTTTGATTTCTGTCGGCGTCTATCACAAGCTCGACATCGCCATCGAGCGCGGCGTCTTCCGCGCCGTGCAGCTCGCCGACAATGACGGCATCCCTGTCTACCAGATTGACGTGGAATTGCTTGAGCACTCAGCGAATGGCCTGATGACCTACGAGGTCACGACGGCCACGGACAACATCGGAACAGAAGCCACGTAAGAACGTGGCGGCTGAAACAGAAAGGCAGACAATGTTTCGCAAGACCAACACCTACATCATTGAAATCCTCAGCGACGGCATCAAGGAATGCAAGGTCCGGTGGCCCACTGACGAGGAGTGGGCCGCTTTCTTCCGCGCCCGGCGTATCGTTCGCCGGCAGTTGGGCGGTGGCCGCTCGGTTTCCGAGTTCCCCGACAATGACAAGGCATCAGCCGCGTTGCTGTCGAAGATTCGGCTGGACCGGGACGGCGCCGCATTCGACGATGCCGAGGCTGAGGATGTCATCACCCGCTTAACTAAGTGTGATTTGAACGAAGTCCAGCGCGAGGGCGTCAACTTCGTCATCGACCAGTCGGTCATCGGCGGCGACGTCCGCCATACTCTCCGCATTCCCTCTTCGAAGCAGCGACGGAAGCACGAGAACGCATCCGCCAGCAGCATCGATGCCAGCCGGGAACGCATCACCAAGATCTTCATCGAGCCGAGCGGCGACCTCTACGATGAGATCGCCGTGTCGAGCACGGGCTACGAGGGCGATGTCCCACTGATCCATAAGTGGGCGGCAGTCAACGCGCTGTTTGAGGCCATCGACGCCATCATGCAGGAACCACGCCCGGAAGTCTCGGCCCCGGTAGCGTAGAGCAGCCGGGGCCTCGGTATCTGCTGTATTTCCAACTTCGTCGTGAGGAACTGTGCAGCGGTCCCACGCGATGCCCGAGCCGCATCGCAGTCTGCCGTGAATGCGGGGAGACGTGGGCTCCGGCTGACCTCTCTCGGCCGGGGCCTTGTCCCTCATGTTCACGGGTTGCGATTCGGTGGGTGCACGGCGGCGATTGCGAGGTTGCGCAGTTGGATGGGGCGATGGATTCCGAGGCCGGTGAGATCGTCCGCCGCGCCATCGACCTCGACGCCAAGATGGATGCCCATCTGTTGAGCGAGTCGGACATCGACTGTTGGGAGTGGGCGATTCGAGAGATCGTCAGGACCGAGAGATCACAGTACGAACGGGATCAGATCAAGAGTTCCAGCAATGCCTGTTCAGATCATCAACCCACGCCGTTTCGTCGTCACTGAGTTTACGCCTCAGCGGATGATCGTGATCGGCAACTTCGCCATCGGCACAATCTTTGACCGTCTCAGCCAGGCCCTGACCGTCAACGACACGCCCGCACCTGAACTCAAGAAGGCTTACCGCAAAGACGGCCAGGAGCACGGTAGCCGGTCCTACCCGCTCCGTAAGGTGAAACGGTGGGGCCGCAAGCCCATTCGTGATCTATGGCGTACCGGGCGGATGCGTTCGGCCATCCAGGTCACGCGGGCGGGCTACAACTACTGCATCCTCGGCTTCGCCGACCCCAAGATGGCGTGGCGGATGCACTGGAATCAACGCCGCTCGCGGCAGTGGGGCCTCAGCCCAAAGGACATGGACTTGCTCGGCAGGTTCGTCTTTGGGGCGTTCAATAAGCAGAAGATCGTGCGGACCAGGAGCGCGGCATGAACCCCGGCAACAACGAAGAAATCCGCGTCTCCATCCCGACCGATAAGACTCAACTTGAAGCGGGGAACAAGGCACTTGAGACCATAGGGAAAACCGCTGTCCAGGCATCTCAGAAGATCGAGGTGTTTCAGCGTTCAACCAACAGCCTCAACCGCACGATGGAAAGCGCGGTTCGCCGCGTGAACACTTATGGAGTGACTGGGTTTGCCAAAGAAATTGAGTCGCTCCGACTAAGTTTCCAAAGGCTCCAAAGCAGCGAATCGCATTTGAACAACGTCAGCCGCGCATGGGATCGGCTGATGGCAAAAAGGGCTGCCGCCGATCGACAGGAAGGCCTTGCGATTGGGCAGCGTAACCAATCTTCACTGTTCAGCATCGGCTCGAATGTATCCGCGCCAAGAGACTTCGCTCTTGCGCTGTCAGCTACAAACCGCAACGCTGCCGCAATGATCGCCAAGCAAGAAGCCGAGTACCGGCGGATGCTTGGGGCCGCTCAGAAGGCATCCGACCCAGGAAAGCTCTACTCCATTGGCTCGAACGTGCAAGCCCCGAAAGACTTTGCGCTTGCGCTGTCGAGAGTCAACCGTGAAGCAGAAAAGTTACGGCTCCAGATGGGCTCCACTACGAAGGCCAGCGAGTCCTTCTTTGGCTCATTCCTTAAAGCTCAGATTGCTGTCGATGCCTTGCAAAGTATTGCCGGGGCGGTAAAGGGCGTCGTCACGGAGATGACGAAGTATGCAGCCGGGACCGAACTCTACATCGTCGCCGCCCGTGCTGTTTCAGCCGCCAATGGCGAATGGGGAGCGAGCGCAAACCGCCTCATGGAAACCATGCGCGGCATGGGCATCACGACGCGCGATTCGGCCCGCGCCGTGTCCCAGTCCATCACTGGCGGCATGGGCACGTCGAAACTCACGCAACTGTCCAGGATGGCTCAGGACGTGGCCGTTATGGCCCCTGAGTCCACATCGTCCGACGTTCTGACGAGGATGCTGTACGCCATCCAATCGGCGCAGCCCGAAATGCTTCGCACGGTCGGCGTCAACGTCAACTTTGAGAAGTCGTATTCCACATTTGCGAGCGCGAACAAGCGGACTGTCGAGAGCCTGACGGAAAACGAGAAAGCCCAGATCCGGCTTGCCAACGTCCTCGACCGAGGCCGTCGTTGGGCCGGGTTGTACGAGGAGTCTCTGGGGCATGTCGGTAAACAGATACAGCAGTTAGACCGCTACGGGAAAGAGGCCGCCAACGCTATCGGGCAGAAGCTGCTTCCCGCACTTTCGCTGCTTGTCCAAAGCGCAATTGGGGTAAGCAAGTTTGCGCAGAAGAACCCCGAGGCAGTCGCGACTGGCATTTCCGTGGCCGGCGCGGCTGGCATCGCTGCCGCTATCGGTGGGGCGCTTGGCGGACCCAAGGGGGCCATCATTTCGGCATCGGTCACGTCGGTGATCGTGCTCGGCATCAAGAAAGCCTATGACGAGGTGATGTCGGGTGCGTATCTGTTGAGTCTGGTCACCGGGCGAGTCACTGGGGATGTCCCCGATGCCATGTTGCGCGGAGCGCAGGGCAAGCCCAGTACGGATCTCAACTTTAACCCGGTCAAGGCTGCGCAACGCGGATTTGGCTCGCTGTCCGGTACCTTCGCCAACCCAGGAGCAAGCGCGCTGCGCTGGTGGCTCAACCCGACCGGCGACACGTCACCAGTCTCCCCGGCGCTTTCGGATGTGCGCCGGAATATGGCTGGGCGGCCCGATGCGGTTACTGCCGAATTAGACGCCCTCCAGGCGAAGATGGAATCCGAGGCTGCCAAGAATAAACCATTCGAGCGTGAGCGGTTGAAGCTCATCGAAGAAATAAACAAGGTCCGCATCGGAGAACTGACCGGCCTGACGAAGATCAACGCCGAATACGAAGAGTACATTCGGCAAATAAAAATGGACGTTGCGCTCTCAGGGAGCCTAAGTAAATTGGCCCCGATGGCGGCCCAACTGCGAGACGAGAAAGAGAAGGCGCTCAAGGCCGACAATGACCGCCTCCGCATTGAACAGGATGCCAAATGGGGACGCGAAGCAAACGAATGGGCAGCAGAAGCAATAGCATCCCGCGTCAACGCTGAACTTGCAGGGGCGGACGCAATCTTCGAAGCCGAAAAAAGCCTGTCGGACCGGCGCAAAGAACTTCAGCGAGACAGCATGTCGTCCGGCATTGATGCGCTTCGCCGCCAGGAGCAAGCTGCCGTCGCGGCCCTGGAATCGCAGGACACCTACAACCTCGCACAGAAACAAGGGCTTGAGCAGCAAAAGCTCGCCGTCCACCTGGAATACATCGCCAAATTCCAGGAAGCCGAACTGAAGAAATTGGAGTTCGAGCGCGGCATCGCAAAGCAGCGGATGCAGATCGAACTCTCGCTCAAGCAGTGGCAGCAACAGGACATCGACGCCTATCTGAAAACCATCGACGCTGAGTATGATGCGTCTTCGGCGACGATGAAGGCCTCCTACGGTGACCAAGCCGACCTTGCCAAGAAAACCGCCATCCGCAGCCAGGCGAAGGACTATCAGCAGGCTTGGACGCAAGCCGTGGAAGCCACGCGCAATGCCGGGGAGCGGCTGTTTGACGCGCTGATCTCGAAAACTTCATCCTTCGGAGAAGCCCTGAAAAACATTCTGAAAGCTGCCGTGCTGTCGCCGCTTCGACAGATCGCCGGGCAGTTGACGGCCATGATGTTCGCGCCGATGACGTTCGCCATGCAGCAGAGGACGGGCGCGGGCGCAATGGGTGGCGGCGGAGGCATGGGTTCAGTTGCCAGCATGGGAGCAGCTTTGCCGTCCTATGTTTCCATGCTGAATCCTAGCAATTATGGCGGTGGCGGCTCCGGTGGAGGCGGCGGGCGCGGCATGGGTGGCCTCGGCAACATTGGAATGCTCGGCGGACTTGGCGGTCTTAGCGCGGCCAAGATCGGAGGCATGTCGGCGGCCGGCGTCGGCGGTGCCGTACTGGGCGGCGGGGCGCTTGGCATGTTCGGCGCGTACAAAGCCGGGCAGAGCGATAAGCTCGGCTGGAAGATTGCTGCCCCCGCTATCGGCGCAGTATCCGGCATGGCTGCCCTCGGTGGCCTCATGGCTATGTTCCCTGCACTGGTGGCAATGGGGCCTGCGGGCTGGATTGCTGCCGCTGGTATCGGAGCAGTCGTCGGCCTTATGGCTGTTTTCAAGAAGTCAGCCGAGCGCAAGGCCAGGGAAAAAATCAAGACCTACTACGGCATCGATGTCAGCGATAAAGGTATCCTGACGCAGATCGTCGGCCTAGCGAAGCAATCCTACGGCGGCAACCTCGACGTGGCGGTTCGTGCCCGCGAGATCCGCGATCTGATCGAACTCTACGCCATGTCCACCGGCCAGCGGCTGAACGCTGCCGACAACCGTCCAATGGGTGTCAACCTGTCGCAGATGGGCGGCTCGTTCTATCAGTCCGGCTCATACAGCAACGGCGTCGGCTACTCCTACGGCGGGGCCATCGCTCCCATCGCCGGCCTGTCGAAGTTCACGACCCCGACCGCCGCGCCCATCGTGCTCGACTCCGAAGGCACAAAGGAGTTCTGGAGCGATGTAATGGCGACGGGCATCGTCCAGAACCCGCGCGCCGTTCAGGCTGCAAGCCTTTCGGCGCAGTCTCAGAATTACGGCCGAACATCGGCTGCCGTCAACCTTACGGATCCACTGGGGGCGACAATCTGATGCTGGAACTTTGCTACTCGTGCGGGAAAGTCGCAATAGCCTTCTGTGATGGGGTCAGCAGGACAGGCGGGGCGGATTGCGAGAGGAATATGTGTGCGGACCATGTTGTGTCCGGCGGGCGCATATGGGACAGCGACAACCTCAACGCAGAGGGGGCCTACTGCCTCTGCCCTGATTGCGCTGCTGTCGATAAGCCTGAGTGGTTTGCCGATTGGGCGGAGAAGCATGCCCGGTAACGTCCAACTTGCCGCCGCGGTCGAAGTCCTGCCGATCGGTCTGTCCGCCGCCTTCTCGGAAGAGTACGCCTGGCCCATCGTCCAGAGCGGACCCTACGCCGACAGTGCCAGCCAGCGCCGGTACGACGGCACGACGGGCCGCAAGGCCTGGGGTGTGTCGAAGCGCATGGCTTTTGATGAGTGGAATGACCTGGTGGACTTTGCCGAACTCCGCAAGGGTTCCACTGAGGCCTTTTTCTTCTACCCCAACGCCGACGACCACGACGCGACCGGAGAAGCCATGACGGGCCGCTACCGTGTCCGCTTCGAAGCCGGCCTGTCCCGGTCAATGGCTTTATCTCGTTCATCTGTTGAGTTCCGCCTGATCCAAGTCGAATAACATGCCTGAGTACATCGGCCCAATCGAAATCCCGGTGATCGCTGCCAGCGGCACGTTCCCGGCTACCGTCCACTTCGGGACGGCACGCCGCTACGAGCCCGAGGTCGTGGTGCATCAGTTCGCCACCGAGAACTGCATGGTGGAGCAACGGTTCTACCGTGGCGACGGTCTGCGGCGCCTGAGCCTCAACTGTGCGGCGATGAACTCAACCGAGAAGGCCGCGCTGGTCGCGTTTCTCGAGGCTCGCAAGGGCAGCTATCAGCCGTTCACGCTCGCATGGAAAGAGAACGACGGCACTTCGACCAATCTCACGGTCAGGCTGGAGGCTCCAGCGGCCGCGCTCCAACGGGCGCAGGACGGCCAATGGTCGGCGTCTATCGATGTGATTGAGGAACCCGGCACGGCTCCTGAGTACGACATCACGGAAACGCTTTCCCGGTTCCCGTCCGCTGGCTTAGCAACCGCGCTGCTCGAACAAGTCCAAGAAGTCATCCCGCTTGTCACCATCACGGCGGGGGCCTATACGATCCGGCTGTCTGACCGCCGCGTGACCATCGACAGCAACCTCTACCAGCCGCGCATCCTGTCCTGGGACGGCATCAGCCAGTCGCTCGGCGAGGCGTCCGACATCGCATCGTTCACCTTCGGCAACGCTGATCGGGTTTTCACCGGCCTTGTCAATGCCGTGGATTTGGACCGGGCGCAGATCGCGTTTGCAGTCTACGGCGTGGCAACGGAATCCCTCGTCAACCTCTGGACCGGCCACATTCAGAACTGGGACATGGATGCCTCGGGCGAGTTCCGAGTGCAAGCCCGCGACGGCGTTTCCGCCCTTCGGCTGGCCTACCCGCGCCGCACTATCAACCGGCAGGACGGCTTCGAAGTCGGCGCGCAGCCGGTCAGCGTGGGCGGAAAGAAAGGCATCGCCCGCTTCACCGCCACGTCGGTATCAAACGATACCGCCTATGGCAAGGCGCTGAAGGACGTTTGGGTAAACAACTCTGTTGACCCATTGCCAGTCACTTGCGATGTTATCGCAGGGCGCGACGAATCGGAGTTCTACGCCGCCTTGGGCGTTGTCGGCCGCGGGCCGCTTTCGGCTTACGGATCCGGTCACACGCTCGACAACGCACTGAACCACGGCCCCGGCTCCTACGGGCTTCGCCGGTCCTACGGCGGAAACCCTGCGACCGGCAGTGAGGCGCTGACCAATAGTTCTCCGGACCAGGGTTCCAACTGGTTCCAACTCGACGACACCGGCACATCCTGGCCGCAATCGGACTCCGGGCCAACCGGCGTAGCCTTCCTCCAGATCCGACGCACAGACGAAAAGGGCGTCCAGGCCCTGCGCCCCGACGAACGCCAGATGGTCGCCTACGTCGCTCAAGGCCTGGGCGGCTGGACATGGACAGCAGACGAAGAAGAGGAGAGCGGCTACGCGCGCGCCTGGACCGCCGCCCTGACGAATCGGGTCTGGGTAGCTATCAACACCTACCTGAACGCACTGGGCTTGTCTCAGGCCACGCAGGCGGCACAGGAAGCGGTCTTTGACGTGGCATCGGCCATCGCGGCCGCCGCGATCTGCGATTTGACGGTGGACAAACTCATCGGCGATGGGACGGAAGCCCAATTCGTCTTCACCGGCATCGTGGGCAGCGAAGAGCGAACGCTCACCGATTGGCTGCGCGACATCCTTGCCGGCTGCCTTGGCTACTACACCATCGCCGCCGGCAAGCTGAAGGTCGGCATCCGCATCAACTCGTCGGTCGTCGAAGCGTTCACCACCGGCAACATCATCTACAACTCTCTGAAGTTGGCCTCTCGGACGCCGGAATACAACCATCTCACCGTTGGCTTTGCCGACGAAGCCTACGCCTATCAGGGCAACACCCTTACGCTCAAGGATGACGACCGCATCACGGCGTCAGGCCAAACGCTCAAGGCTAACATCAACCTGTTGGGTGTCACGTCGAAGTCGCAGGCCGCGCGGGTCTGTACGGTCGCCTTCCGCGAAGCGATGGGCGGACTCCGCTACGCCGGCACGGTCGACACTTCCGGCACGGCTGTCGCCTGGGTCAGCGGCACGAAGTTCGTCGCCGGCATGGACGGCCAGCCGTTTGTTATCGACGGCACCGCCTACACGGTGGAGTCGGTCACCGATGACGAGAACATTGTTCTGACGGCCACGGCGGGAACCCAGACTGGGGCAGCCTACTCCGCAGCCTACGAACTCACTCAGGCGCGCCGTGGCTCGTTCCGCACGACCATCCTGGCGCTGAACGTGGAACCCGGCATGGTCTGCTCGCTCACGCATCCAGAGATGCCGGGCGGCATCGGAGAGTTCCGAATCCAATCGTGGCGGCTCAATTCCGACTGGTCGATTGATGTCGAGTGGGTTTCGACCTGTGATTCGATGTACGCCACGGCCATCGGGCCGAAGCCGGAAGACGTGGAGCCGGACGAGTTGCCGTCACGCCCCATCTACGAAATCGAGACGCCCGGCACGACAGGCGGCAACATCCTGCGTAATCCGGGCTACGAGCGCGGCATCGTGGGCTGGCATGGCCTCGATATCCCGACGACCGGATGGGAGATCGTCACGACCGGACAGGACACCGGGCGGAAGGCGCTGAAGATCACGTACGCGGGAGCCTGCGAGGTTCACCAGCCGCTCGACTTCGAAGATGACGGGTTCGACACGTACCCCTGCGTCGAAGGCGATCCCTTCACATTCAAGGGCCGCTATAAGTTCGACGCTGCCAGCACTGCCACGACGGCCCAGGCCCGCATCGCCTTCTACAAAGCAGACGGCACATTCATCAGCGCGGAAACCGCCACGCTCGATCCCGCCGACACCACTTGGACGGACTTTAGCTTCTCCGCCACGGCC